GCCATGATATTAAGCCAGTTCGTAAATGTATTGTGCTACAGAAGGATCCAATTTAATCAACTCACGTGCGGCCTTAACCAAGTGATTGTATCGTGCTTGAACCTGACTACGGGGCAACTCACCATCACAAGTCAAATTCTCGGGGCTCAAATCTGCATCAATGCTTTGGGCAATGCGTTGACGGTCCATTGAATTTTGAAGACTCAGTTGAGGACCTTTGAAGATTGCGGCATAAGCATTTTTGCGATCCAGATATGTTGTAAGTGCTGACATTTCGTTTCCTTTATCTAACTGTCTAAGATTGTATTATATACCCAAAACCATTTATTGTCAAATTATGAACCGGTCGTCACAAACAAGATTTCTGGATCAATAGAGCTTTGTTTGAAATCTTCAATGTAAATATGATGACCATCACCGCTATCACGGATAAGCTGATCGGCCGCAATGAACAATGATTTCCAAGTATTGCCTTCAATAGCAACCTCATGGTCACCGGCACCATAAGCACGATAGATAACCTTTGTTGCGCCAACATAAGGATGACGTTCACTTAAATTTTCAACCTCGTAGATAGACCAAACTGCCGTAAGGCCGAGGTCGTCACGTACTTGGTTGAAGTAGTCAAATTTTTCATCTGTGAATGTAGTCATTTCGTTTCCTTTATCTAACTGTCTAAGATTCTATTGTAGCAGAATACCCATTTATTGTCAAATTTTAAGCCGCTACACGTTGTTGTATTTTAGCAACATTATCCTGTACCAATTGCTCAAATCCTTCACGGGTAACTGGATAACCCTGAGCTTTGAGCATTTTTTTGATATGGGGTTGAATAAAACCCTTAGAGCCGACAATTTCGAGGGGAGCCTCACCCTTTTCTAAGCGACCAAAGTATTCCTCAACTGAGAAGTTTTTTGTAAGGAATGTAAGGAAACTTGCTTTAGTACCACGAACATATTTGAAACGGGCTACGAAACGTCCGTCTTTGTAGTTGACATATTCTGTACCTGAAAAACTGTCTTTAGTAAACTTAGTCATTTTGTGTCCTTTATCTAACTGTCTATGTGTATATTGTAGCACAATACCCATTTATTGTCAAATTTTGGAGTATTCAAATAGTTCGGTATTTAGTGTATCAGTGGACAAATCATTAATACGTTCCTGCATTTTACTAAACATAACTGTATCACGTTCAATCAAAATACAATTTCTGTTTAGTTTATTACACGCTACACCAGTAGATCCTGATCCTGCAAATGTATCTAATACAGTATCACCCTCATTGCTTAGTAATTCAATAAAGTATTCTAATACTTCTGTTGGTTTTTGTGTAGGATGAATTTTATTTCTACCTAGACCACCACTGTATGTAATTGTGTTTGGGATAACACATTGTACTAGTCCCTCTGTTGTGCGTTTTCTGTCAGCCAACATCTTAGTCGCTTCTTTTTTAGCGTCGGCAAAAATCTTATCCAAGTTGCTTAAGTCTTTGCTGTCTTTAACAGCCTTATAAACAATACTACTAATTTTGTCAGCACTGGAATAACGCTCAACGATGCTACCTTCAATACTATCAGCATTGAATGTGCGCTTACCACCTGGCTTGATGCCAAACAATACATACTCACACGCACTTACTGGATTGACCTGACGATTGAAAGGTACTGCGGCTGGTTTCTTCCAAGTGAATACACGTTTAGGTTCAAAGCCTGCATTCTCCATAATCTTCCATAGATATGAAACATATTGGTCACTGATGAATACTGCAAATGTACCACCCTTACGCAACTTACTAAACCAGAACTTAGCCCAACTGTCCATTTGACTTAGAAACTCTGTATGTTCAACACTATCCCAATCTTGCTCAAATGATTCTGAGAATTTCTGATTGTGAATAGTTGTTTTGTTCTTACCAGTTTCTTTATCAATCCAGACTGGTTGTGCACCATCTTCGCTGATGTTATAGGGCGGGTCAGTTAATAATAAGTCAATAGACGAATTAGCTATGTCGTCACCGGCGAGTGTGCTATCTTTGTTTATACAGGTAATCATACCATTTATTGTCAAATTTTGGAGTATTCTGGAACCGTTTCTTCACGTGCGGCCAAGATGATATCACGGACTCGTTCACGGTCAATACTGTCACCTAAAAACTCTTGACCTTCAGGGAGGCGACATTTGTAAAGTTGTGTAGCTAAACTAATTTGAGCACCAGTAAAGCCCTCAGGATAGATTCCATTTGGACCATAAAAGTCCAGCATGTATTGGGTGAAGTTCATAATTACTCCTTTAGTTAATCAATAGAAGTATTGTACACCCAAAATGATTTATTGTCAAATTTTCAGTAAATTTCTTTGAGGATTTCGTATTCCTCTTTGGGATATTTTTGTTTGAATTCCTCTGTTTTCACATAATCATTAAATGATTTAGCATCAAAGAATACCTTACGAAAAACACTCATTAGTTTACCTTTTGGGGTAACTGTTAAATAAACTGATTTTGATTTACCTGCCATATTATGTCCTTTATTATCTTATTATTTATTATGGATTTAGTGTGAATTTTTTTAATAAGTTAACAGCTTCAACACAATTTTCAACCTCATCATTTGAGAATGCCTGAATTTGTAGTTGATAATGATTTACTAATTCTAATGCGTAGGCAATATCTTCCAAATCAGCAATTGTGTACCAATCTTTCAATGTCGCATCACTTGCCATTAGTAAGAATTTGAGATTGTCTCGGTCATGTTCATTCATAAAGTTCTCCTAGTGAAATACAATAGTAACATAAAAATTATTTATTGTCAAGTGTTAGTCCTCATAGTCAAATAGTTTATCAAACTGAGTTTCCTGACAATGTTCCTGTATACGTTTTTCGGCAATAGCACAATATTCCTGTGACATATCAATGCCTACAAAATCATTACTTTCTTGTAAGCTACCAATGCCAGTACTACCCGAACCCATAAAAGGATCTAATACAGTACCGCCCTTAGGGGAATAGACTCTAACCAAATATCGCATCAAACTGATTGGCTTGGGTGTTGGATGTGTATTGTATTCGCCACGTTCTTGTTTACTAACTCTGGGGGCATAGAAGTATTTCTGATGTTCCGGGTCATCAAAATATCCTATGATATTACTGGGATATCTTCCGTCAGGGTTAGCATCTACAGTGCCTACATTTTGATTGACTGACTTTTCAACTGTGTCACCAAAACTTCTACGTGTATGTCCACCTTCAACATAAGTGGGAGGTGTTTTATCCCAGGGTATTCTTGTTGACTTTGTATTGATTCTACCACAACCATACACTTCCATGTTCTTATCAATAGAACCTTCAAGGGGTTTTTGTGCCACAAAGATAGGTTCATGTGCTGGCTTTAATCTATTTGTTTTTGCCATCTTAGTTGTAACCATCCAAACAATCATATCAAGGGGTCTAAAGCCAGCATCCTCAACGTTGACTGCCATTCTATGGTAGAACTCAGGATTACAGAACGATAACACAAAAGCACCCGGCTTTAGTACACGGTGTACCTCACGCCAGGTTTCAACGGGTGGTACATGATGATCCCAACCAACACCAGCAATATCCATTCCATAGGGAGGGTCTGTAATACAACTGTCATAGGTATTGTCACTAAAGGTTTTTAGTACATCAATATTATTTCCAGTAAATATTGTATGTTTATTCATATTGTAATAATAACACATATTGACAGGTTCGTCAATATTTATGGATAAGCCCCTTCCGGGGCTTTTTTATTTCATCTTTTCTAGCATGTAATTTGTGAATTTGTTTTCACACATTGCCGGAATCTCAACAAATGGATCCTCAAGATAAAACGGACAACCACCCTTCCATTTACCATGCTTTTTAAAGAACTTGAATTCCTGTAAATCTTTTTTGTTAGCAGGATCAAACTCTCTACGAGGATTAAACGAACGACGGAATGTAGATAAATTCATATTCATAGACAAGGGCCGTAGCCCTGTTGTTTATTGTGATACAGCAGACAACACATCTGCCACGGACACTTCAGATTTTTTGCCACGTGCTTTGATAGCATCTAAACTGGGTTTTGTTTTTGTAGCTTTAACCTTCACTTCACCTTTAGTTGCTTCTTTCAGTTTGTCAGCAAGTGTATCACTAATAGTTGCCTGATCCGAAGCACTAGCAAACTCGGGAAGTGTTGCGAGGTGTTTCAATGCTTCCACTTTTGTCATCTCAGTAGGCAACTCAACAAAATCTACACGGGTAGCACCACCCTTAGTAAATTGTTTGATACGGCGAACCATGTCATCAGTGAAACGAACTTTAGCATTACCGTTGTGAACAGTAATACCTACGACTTTGAAAGTTTGATTAGAATTAGCCATTGTGTTTCCTTTAAATAAAAGCTAAGTTTAAAAAATGTGCCGATAAGTTCTCAGCACTAGTATAATGATAACAGAACGGTTGCTTGTTGTCAACCGTTTTGTTGCCCATTATTTGATTAAGATACAAAATTTGCCGACTCACTCATCAGTAAGCGACCATACATTGACCTTGCCATTGAAATAGCCTGTACAGGATTGTCAGCATTAATTAACACACGACCAAAACCTGCTCCGGGCTCATCTTTATATTTTACCATTACCCAATATTGTGACATATTATTTCAATCCTAAAAATGAGAGACTAACCATTGCTACCAATACCCAACTAAAAACAGCTACACCTAAAAGGCTGTAGATTGTATTAATAGTTGTAGTAGAATAATCATTGAAAAATTTAACTAACATATTGATTCCTTTTGTTTACTGTGAATACATTCTAACACAAATACCATTACTTGTCAAAATAGGACACTTCAAAACTTTTGCGGAAATACTAAATTCCACAACTTGTTACTAAGCAATACTTCCTGACTCCAAGCTTGCTGTTCCCAAGGACGATCCAAGTAATCAGCTTTGACTTTCTTGCCATTCCAAAAAGCTACCTCTTTACCTCGGATAGTTTTGTGTTGTAATTTGCCAGTAGCCATTTGTTTGACATGGACCATTTCATGTGCTAATGTACTAATGGATTTTTCAATGTTCAGGTTGCTATCAATAACAACACCTAACAATTTGTCATGCAGTTTAGTTGCCAAACCATTGATGTTTTGTGATTTGACTAAACCTTTTTGTGTCATAACAACCAACTCATAACTACTGTTTTTGAGTTTGAGTTCCTGAGCAAAGAACAATGTAGCGGCTTCCAGGAAGTTTTTCTTACTACCTTTGCGTAACAGTACTTGGATATTTTTCATATTAGCTATTGATTGTGTTGAAGGGACTAAGTGAATCAGTATCGTCGGATACTAAATTATCTGACACTTCATAAACCCAACTAACCGGTACTTCAAGTACTGCGGAGATAGTTGAGGGGTGTGTGCCTTTACTAAGCATATCTGTAATATCTAATGATAAGTCAGCCATTTTACTCATTTTGTTTCCTTTATCTAACTGTCTAAGATTCTATTGTATCACAGGATCCATTTATTGTCAAATTTTCTTAGTCGGAACACACAAATAACTCTTTTGGTATTTCAACTTAATTTGAATACTTTGTTCTACAGCCGGAATTCTTTGGCCGGGAGGGTTCATTTGGGTAGCAAAAATCTCATAAATTGCATCCTGACAGGACTCTAAATTTGGATATTGTCCTAAAAATACCGGAGATGCTAAAACAAATAATAAGTTGTACATTAGACAACTTCCAACATGTTAGCGGGCACTTTCCAACTACGATACTGACCCGGCTGATCTACAATAATAAACTTACGATTGATTTTCTTTACAACACCGGAGATTGTACCACGTGTTGAACTTGTGAATTTTACATTGGAACCTACTGACAATACCATTTTGTTCCGTGCTACCAATTGGGCACGTGCAAAACGCATTGCGTCACCGATTGAATTCAATTCTTCATTGGTGTAGTTACCATGAATAATAGCGGTAGTGATTTGTTTGATATCCATGATATTTTCCTTAAGCTTTGAACGTATTGTAACCGCGGATTTTGCTTTGACGGTTAGTGTGGCTTTCGTTGAATTTGATATCTGTGTAACCATGTTCACGGAGAGCCGTCATTAGTGTTGACAGGTCACAGTCTTCCTCTAGGAAAGCATTAGTACCGTTCTGATAACTGTATGTTGAAATTTTATCGGCGATGCCAAGCTTGACCAATTGTGCTTTTGGGAAACGTGCCCAAGCATGTCCTGGATCTGCGAATACTTTGATAGAGATTTTCTTAGCCATTTTTTATCCTGTGTTTCAGTGTCAATACAAGTATTGTATCATAAAGCCCATTTATTGTCAAATTTTGTTCAAGCTATTTGACACGGCCATTTTATTAGTATATTCGGTTGCTTTAGTAGTAAAATAACTTTTATCCGCTTTTACACAATCAAACTTCATTTGATGCCAGCCGTCAATACCACTGTTGTTATGGGTAACGGTTGCAGATAAGTCTTTTCGATTTAAGTTTATTTTAAAAAATTCCTCTTTACCAGCTAAATCTTTGCCGGTGAAAGAATTTCCATCAATTTCAAACCAATGATAATCTACATCCGATCTTATAAATACTACTTCCTTACGGGGTACATGTTGACCTCCAAAACTATCAGCACTTACATTGCTATAAATTTTTGAGATTTGAGGGAATCTTGGTGAATGTATAAAATTGATTGTGATTTCATCTGTTTGAATTGTTGATGAATAAATTCTACCTTTACATTCCAGTGAAATATCACCTTCCTGCATTTCAAAATTATTTTGTGAAACAGCCTTTGTGCTGGCTTGTTGTACACTACCTTGTTGGCTGGCTGTTTTATGTTCCAAGCATCCGGTCAATCCCAGAGTAGATACCAATGCTGTAGCAATAAAAATGTTTTTCATTTGTAGTCCTCTTTATCAGTTTCAATACAAGTATTGTAGCATAAAGCCCATTTATTGTCAAATTTTGGGTGTTTACTTAACAAAACCGTAAGCCTTGACTGAAGGCTTACATTGGTCAAATAATTCGTCAACCAAATCAGCACCATTCTTGGGATTGGCCGCAAAAGTATTTCTAATAATATTCATTTGACTATTGTAAATGCCATCTGCACCTTTGAACATTACTTTTCTGGACATGTCCATGTATGAGTTAGAAAGGTATTTTAAATTCTGTGAAGCAGGTGCACTCACTTTTTCTAACTTAATAGACACCGCGGTAAATACTGCGGCGCATTGTGCATCACTTACTGGATCCGTTGACTGGGGTAGTGCGGCATGTGCGGAAGTTGCGATAAGAGTAACTGCAAGAATTGATAAAACTTTCATGGTTTTTCCTTTAAAATGTAATAAAAAAGATTACTAACTCGACTTACTAAGATTCTATTGTAGCACAATAGCCATTTATTGTCAAATTCTGGATGACTTAGCATCCATCATTTCACCTAAAATGTACTTGGCCACGTTCATTTGTTGACGGGCAGACTCACTACGACCCATAGCTAATAGTTCTTGGCTATCGCTAAGAATGCCCATAACTACCATTTCCAGACCTGACAACTTAGCGGTCAAGCTTTCCATGTACTGTGTCTGGATATCTTGTGTAGTCATACCAAACATGTTGATTTCACGGGTACGTTGCATATCACGCTCAACACCACGGACGATAGATTGTTCAAACATTTCAGCTCCTTTTAATCATTCAATACAAGTATTGTACGCCCAAATCCATTTATTGTCAACCTTTTAGTTGGACCAATATGATTCACTTGAGGGTGAGCAGTGGTATGGGGTGTCGTAGCGTTCCTGAAACTCTACACCGGTCAAGCGGTTTTTGCTGGTTACATAGGTCTCAAACACTTCAACAATTAGACCCAAATTACGCTTGCCTTCAGCAACGGCATTAATGTAGTCTAGTGTACTAGGGGCAAAATCTTGTTTGGCAATAAGACGTTTGCTTTCCTTGGTACGCTTGTCTTGTTTGTAGATTTCTAATGTGTATTCTGTAAGTTTTGACATTGTAGTCCTTTAGCTAATTTCAATACAAGTATTGTAGCATAGGACCCATTTATTGTCAAATTTGGATATTTACCCGTTTTACGGATTTAATAGTAAAGCTTCGCCAAGCTTTGGCTTCTAAGTCAAATACCGCAATGGTAGTATCTGATTTTTTACGTTCTTTTTTATCTTCTACTACTACCTGAGGTGGTAATTGTTTTGGGTCAAGTGTACAGTTCATTACCCGTTCTGTACCATCTTTTTTGTTGAAGGTAACAACTGCTGGACCCATGTGTAACATACTTGTAAGCCACTCGGTAAACTTATCCCAATCATTGTCAGTCCAATCTTGGGTGATGTTCATTACGTCATTCATCTTTTTTATCAGTCTTTAAACAACCAAACACAATCCATGGAACAAATCCAAACCATGGGATAAAAATTGCTAGGGTAAACCAAGGGTTGATACCAGCATCACGGCAACGCCTAGTTACTGTAGATAGTGAAGCCCACCCTGATAAAACTAATCCAGCCAGAATAAGCAATAGTCCAATAATACTACCTAGAATACCACTAAAGGTCAATAAGAATCCAACCAAACACACAGCCATCAACAACAAATATGATAGAATACTTATCCCCCAATATTCGCTACGAGTGGCAGTGCCGGTAAATAGAAAGTACTTACTATATTTTTGGATCAAGTTTTCTGTCATTCTGTTCTTCCCATGTTGTAAAAAAGTTTTTTACTTTTGTTTCTTCATCCCAAGATTTGACATATTCATTATCTTGGTCACACATATTTAGTGCCTCATCTTTAGTGACAACACGATGGCTAATAATATGTTCACCGATGTATTCTTGGCTAAATTCTTTTGCCTGTTCCATTGTAACTGTATCTAATGCCCATAGACTTTTATCATTATTATAGTCATCAACACCAAGTGGTACTTCAACCATGTATCTTTTACGGAATGTAGCTACTGTTTCAACAAGTGCCCACTGTGTCTCTTTTTTAGTCAAGGTATAACTCCCGTTACCATTATCACGCCAATCAAGTACATCACCTTCAACCCATCCTGCTTCTTTCAATAAGTCTTCGGGAAAAGGTAATATTACATCACCTGTTTCAGGATCGTCTTGTAATTCAATAGTCCATTTTTTTGTCATAATATCATTCTAAATAATCCAACACTGTCAATAGTTACGAGTAATAAGTAGTTAGCCAACATGCCAAAAGATTTCCTAGTCCAACTAGCCCAAGCATAGAGACCACAACCGAGGATCCATATAGGATAAAGAGATAGTAAGGGCGGGTTGGGGACTGTGAGAGCCATGGTAATCGAACACCCAATACTAATACCCCAAGCAAGAAGCTCCACGCAAAAACGAAAACGGTTAGTAGTGTAATCATCTTTGATCCAATTGAAAATGCCATAAAAAATATCGTTCATGCAGTAATGATAACACAATGAACGATATTACACAAGTGTTTTTGGTCATTGACAAGTGCGTGTGCGGGTAATCGTCCCATCACTACTTTGTGTCTCTGTCCAGGGTGTGCAGTTTTCCTTGTTGATTGGTGGAGGAGTTTGTACATTTACTTGAGGCTGTTGTACAACAACTGTTTGCTGACGACCTAATTCATATCCAATTGCTCCCACAACTACAGGGGCTACCCACCAGCCGGGTCCTGGGCCACGATAATAATATCCGCCACCATAATAGGGGCGTAATCCGTGACCATGATGATGTTGTGCCATTACTGAACCAGTAATAGCTAATAATGACAATGCTAATAGAACTTTTTTCATAGAGTATTCTCCTATATTATTATAACGTTTTACACAAGTGATTCGTTGACATAGGTATTGTGAAGGTCAATGGTCTCTTGTAGTAATATCTCTATCATCTTATTTAGTGTAATATCACGTTTATGTGCTTCCATACATAACTTCAACATCAATCCATCGTCTAAGTTGATAGGCATTTGAATACGTGTATCAAACTCTACACCATTGAACATTGCCTTTGCTTTTTCTAAAAAGTCTTCTTCAACTTCCAAGTCAATCCACTTCACATCATCCCAGGCAAATTGTACATCTATGTTACGTTTAGCAGATTCAGCAAACAAACTATCTTTGGTATTAGGGTTCAACCAGCGATAGGGTTTTTTATCTGTATCCCAGGCTGGGCGATTTACTGACACTTCAGCTTGATAAATTTCTGAAGTTTCACTATTGTAAACTACAGTACAGTAGGCATATTTACTTTCATAGTCTAGGAATCGTGCGTTAGGTCCATAGCATTCCCATTGATAGTCACTACCACCTACAATTTTATGGTCAAGAGTTTCGTTTATGTTACTTAGGTTCATTATTAATCCTACAAAAATAGCTGATGTATGTATTGTACATCAGCCCTAATATGTTGTAAAGTATTATGGATAACGTTAATTCATGTAAAACTCGGTAGACGAATAAAAGCCTTCTGTGGTAAATGTACCGTTGATTACCTCATCACATCGTTTGATAAAGAGTTCAATATTTTGAGCATTCCTAGATTGATACAAATGGTATATTGCGTTGTCATAAACTGTTCCTATTCCATAATAGCCCAAACTACCTAAGGGCCAGAGCACTGATGAGGTTTTTTCAAAACATGTTGGCATTAGGGCACGATAGTGAATACCTTTACTTTCGGCAACATAGCATATTTCTTCTGCTACATCTGACCTCGGTGTTTCCAAAAAGCTAATACCACCTAATTTATTATACACCGATTTAGTGATAACATAAAAACCCGGACCTGCGTAAACATGACTAGCCGGTGGAATATGATTAGCGACTTGACCTATTCCTATAAAGGTGTTTCTGGCTGCGGCATAATTGATGTATTCCATGAATTTAGCTTTGTTCAAAGGAATACAATCTGGTTCTAAAATTACAACCACATCACTTTTAGCTTGTTTTACCACATGTTCTAACCATAAGCCATGGTGTACCCCATCTAAATTAGAATAGGTCATTGGTATTTCAAAGTGATCCATAACTCGCTTATGTGCGGCAAGCATATCGGTATCTACATTATTCCAATGTAATGAGTGAAATTCAGCGGTGAACATTTTTATTTCCTTAGTAGTAGCTAATATTTAGTTAGCAAATACTTGGTAAAAATAAAAATGTTAGTTGTATGCTTTGACTAAGCCGATAGTACAGGTAACGATTGCTACCAAGTTGACTACCATTTGAGGACTATTCTTTACTCTGATAGTCCATGACAAAAACATAATAGTACCTAATGTAAATGCTACAATATTGTAGGGGTACATATCAGGACCTATCGCATTACAAATATGTCCTATGATAATAAAAAATGCACCAGCCCATTGTAAGCCATCATTCAATTTCATTAGAAGCCATCCTTCAGTATGATAGCCAAGCCCATGACAATGACGGGCAATAGTACGATAACTAAGTTAGTGATTGCTTGCATTATTTTACTCCAAAAGTGTTAAGTGCGGGTTGTAAACTGTTGATTAATTCTGTCTCACGTGCGTGAGCAGGACGCTTACCACGTACCACTTCAACGACACCGAATACAAAACGCTCGGCGCCACGTTCACGGAGTGAACGACTCAAACCCCAGTTTTTGTTTTCTGTCAAGGCACGTTGCATGTGTTTTTGCATACGACGGTTGAGTGTTTTACGCAAGTTGCCTGAGAAGCATACTGCGGTCAAACCAATGTAGTACTCAAGTGTTACTACGTCCTGGATGTAGTAAATCACTTGATTGCGGTCTGTTCTACGTTTGCGGACGATTTTTGAGTTCATGTATGTATTGTAGCACTAACACCATTTATTGTCAAATTTTGATAAAGTCTCTAGGACTGTATCAGAGTGAGTTAGTGAATATTCTATCGATTTTGAAGCACCAGTAGGACCAAAATGAATACTAAAGTTTCAAAAAACTGTAGTACTTAAGTACTCTAAAGTCTTGTTTAAAATAGGCTTTATTCTTGCTTCAACATCCTGTTCCCAAGGCGTTGTTCTGTGGTCCATATTATTATCTACATAATAATATCTTTTATTCCATATATATTGTCCACTACTGGAAACATTTAGTAAACCATTTTTCAACTGATTTAAATGTATTAGTTCGTGGGTTAATACATAGGGTAATTCTTTAGTGGTTAGATTATTATTAATACTAATACGGTTTTTGAATCTATGATTTAGAATACTACTTCCATAAACATTATTATCCATTATGTCAAATAATATTTCAATATTATCTGGAATATCCAATAATGTACTAACATATTCACATATTAATGTAGAAACTTTTTCTTTATTAATATCCTGATTTACTCTAAAATAAAGATATCTGATATTCATTAATGTAATACTTGTCCAATACTTGTATTAAGCCAAGTTTTGATTTCTTTACGTAATTCTTTTTCTGAATAACCCATTTCACCTAAACGTGATACTAATGAAACAAATAGTCCATGAGTTGCTACACCATATATGTATTTCTCATCCTCATTATCATTTTCAAACTTATCCAGTTTAGTTAGTATTTCATCATAAATAAAATCGGTTGCTATTTCAGCACTATGTTCAAACTGCCATATTTCATATTCTTCATCGGTTATTTCTTCAACGATAATGTTATTGAGTATTTGATTCTTTTTGCTCATTGGGTTCGTCCTTATTAGTAGAATATTCATAGTTTACAGTTTCAATATTTTCTCTAAAAACAATAGCACCATTGCGTAAATGGAATCTTCTTGCCATATTAGTTTTAGGACTTAATGTTACGAAACGGGTTACACTTGGATATTGTTCCTGTATCCCTTTAACTGCTTGGAATAATAGTTCAGCACCCTTACCACTTTTGTAACTCCATATTGTGTAGAATACCGCCGTAGTAGGTACTTGTGTGGTATTATCTAAGTCTTTTACATTTTCAGGGACAAAGTCATGGAAGCTAACACATACCATAGCATCAGGATTAGTTTCAGTTTCATCGGTTAATGCCGCTACCATTCGGCCATTACTAACTCGGTAATCAGTTGGGATCTCAGGTCTTACTGGATCGTCTTTGATAAACTCTAATAATTTGTGTGTAATGTCTCTGATGAAGTGTAGCATGGTTGAGCCTCAGTGTAGTAGTAAACGTATTTAGCACAGTTTCAAAATATACTAATATTTAGTGATAGTTTTTGTGTAGCTAAATATTGTTATGCAAAATAAGTTTGATACACACGAATCTTTTTATCACGGTCTTGTGAGTAGTAAACTATGGTTATGTGAACAATTGGAACTTGCTACCTATAAAGAAAATCTACAAAAACCCTCATTACATATTCTAGGATGTTGGGATAATTTATTAGCGTTTATGCTATTGACCCGTAGACCAGAATATTACTATAATGTGTTTGGATATGACATAAACCCTGAGGCAATAACTGTTGCTAATAAAGTATGTGACATGTGGAAATATGAATCACCTAAGGTTACTAATATTGTACAGGATGTGAATAGTTATGACTACAGTGTTCATAATAATAGTATTTTTATCAACTGTAGTATTGACCAAATGGATAGTAATACTTGGTATGATTCAGTACCCAAAGGTAGCTTGGTATGTGTTCAAACAACTAATATGAAAGACCCTGACTTTCCCTGGTACATAAAACAAACCACAGATAGTTTAGATGAGTTAGTAAATAGATTTAATTTTAGTACACTAATTTATTCAGGGGTAAAAAATATTCAATATCAAGTGTCTGGATACAAACGATACATGATTATTGGCTTGAAATAAAAATAGGACCCGAAGGTCCTATTTTACATTACGGGTCCGTTCCCGTTCTTAAATCCCACACTACCGCCTTCACTTTCAATACGTTTGATAACATCTTCAAAGAGAATAGGAGTGTAGTCTGTCTGTTCCACACAAACACAGTGGTACCGAACGTCAACTACTCCGTCTTTCATTACACGGTTAGCGTGTAAATGACCATGAATGTTTGTTCCGAAACGTCCCAAGCTTTCTTCATGGATGGGAATATGACTCAATATCATTCCGTTCATCACATGATAGGCACGTAACTCACGGAAGTATTGATTGTATTCTGTGTCACGGAAGATATCGTGGTTGCCACGAATCAATACTTTGTCTCCGTTCAGCCTTGACATAATACTCAATGCCTTGCGGTTGATAACTACATCACCCAAGTGATATACTTTATCTTTGGGTCGAACACGGTCATTCCATCGTTTGACCATTTCTTCATCCATCTCATCGGCATTGTCCCATGGACGCAATTTTGTAACACCATCATTACGTGTGAAGCGACAAACTCCGGTATGCCCGAAGTGTGTGTCACTTACTAAAAATACACTGGGCATATTGACTCCTTTATTTTGGCATCCCGGGTAAGCCTCGAACTTACAACCCCTGGTTTTGGAGACCAGTGCTCTGCCAATTGAGCTACCGAGATATGTTTATTTGTTTTTTCTGATACGTTTTAGATATTCACGACCAACCAGTCCTTGTTCAATTTCCATTAAGGCAGTAGTTACTGGTCCTTCTTTACTTAGTAACAAAGGCTTATGTCCACGCTTAAGTTCTTTTACACGTTGTGCGGCAATAAGAACCAAATCGAAACGATTACCTACTGCCAATGCGGCAGTTTCACTTGAGTATCTTGCTCTATTTTCTGTCATACTATCTTTCTGTTGTTGTAAAAACTTTGGAGCGGGATAGGAGAATCGAACTCCTGACTAAACCTTGGCAAGGTTTCGTTTGACCATTAAACTAATCCCGCAATTGGTACCTCGTTGGAGAATTGAACTCCCGTATCCACCGTGTAAGGATGGCGTTCTACCATTAAACTACCGAGGCCTTATATTCCCTCAAATACAAATTTCGTTTCGTATTCTTTTTATACCTATTTCCCTGTCCACCATTTCCAAAAGTTTCTGTTTGAGTATGGCAGTTAGGGCATAATAATCTCAAATTGCTTATAAGATTATTATCACTGTTTCCGTCTATATGATCTAATTGTAACACAAGTGGCTTATTATTCCAAGTACTTGTTTGCCCACATTCAAAACATTTATCTCCGCATTTTTCTTTAAGATATCGTTTATAGTTTCCGCCCAGACCTTGCTCAATTTTAGGAATTGAAACAATTTCCCATTGATACTTAGAAGTGCATTCTAATGAACAGAATTTATTTGTTGTTCCGTGATTATATTTCATATCTTTTTCACAATACATACATTTATATGTAATATTGTACTTAGAATTAGGATTTTTTCTATCTACGGAATACCTATTCAATTTATCCTTATGGGATATTTGATGTGCATTTAATGCCCTATGGTTGCTAAATTCTTTTTTACATTTATTGCATTTGTGCATAATTAACTCCTTGCTCAACTATTTATCATAGTTAAGCAAAAAAAGTACTATACCAACTGAGCTATCCAGGCAATTTATTTAACCGCCCTGGTCACTATCTTTCACTTCTGACTCTTTAGCAATTTTTTCAAATGCTTCATCTTCATTCTTTTGATCCTCAATAATTTGAGGATCTTTACGAAAGATATTATCCCAGTTATTGTTGAATGTGTTCAAGTCAACTGAATAAGGTCTTGGTAAGCTACCTTTAGTCATTTGCCTGAATCCTTAGGACTACGCAAATTACTTTTCTCAATCTCAACAAAGCTACGAATAAAATCGCCACGTTTGTGATTGTCCATAATCAATGTTGCGGCTCGCTTTACTGATTTTGGCAATTTAACTGCTTTTGGATCATAACCTCTACATGTCATACTATTTCCTTTTTAAAAAACTATGGTCGGAGTACAAGGATTCGAACCTTGGACCTCATCGTCCCAAACGATGCGAACTACCGGGCTGTTCTACACTCCGTAACTGGATGCGGGGGACGGATTCGCACAGCCGATCTTCTGGTTATGAGCCTGATGAGTTACTACTTCTCTACCCCGCGGTAATTAGTGAGACTGCTACTACACCACATAGCCCAATCTCTGAGTTGTTACACTGTCCATAACATTTATTCTTCTGGAGCAGGTGTTATACCTTACCTAATGCGTTCCCGCCACTCCATAACAGAGTACAGATGGTCATAGCACTACATACCTAGCCGTTTCTATGGTGATGGCCCCACCCACTTTTTAACGTCAAAGTGTAAACGGGTTTCTTGGTGGAGGAGACAGGGATCGAACCTGCGACCTATTGCTTGCAAAGCAACCGCTCTCCCAACTGAGCTACACCCCCTAAATAC